GAAGGCCCACCAATACAGGGGTATAGCTCAGCAGGTAGAGCAGCGGTCTCCAAAACCGCGTGCCGAGGGTTCGATTCCTTCTGCCCCTGCCAGAGTACTACAGAGAGATCTGTTCTAATAGGTTTTGAGTTAAATGGCTCGGTAGTTCAGTTGGTTAGAACGCCGGCCTGTCACGCCGGAGGTCGAGGGTTCAAGTCCCTTCCGAGTCGCCATTTAATTATTCCAGCTGATTTCAGTTGTTTGGATATGCCACCGGAGTTTTCCGAAGCCTTGGAAGTTCCAGGCTGGGCCTGTTCGAAATAGTTCCCCACAAGGGAGCAAATGTGCTGCTATAGCTCAGTCGGTAGAGCGCATCCTTGGTAAGGATGAGGTCTCCGGTTCAAATCCGGATAGCAGCTCCAAGAAAACCCCCGTAACCGCAATGGTTACGGGGGTTTTTTGTTTTTATGAAACCCCGGCCTTTTTGAGCTTTGGGGTGAATTTGGGGTGAATGTCCTCCGAAAAGCGATCCATGACCTCCACGGCTTTTGCCTCCGCTGAGGAGATTATGTGGGAGTAAATGTCGCTGGTAGTGCTAACCTGAGCATGGCCCAAGTTATTGGAAACGACCACAACCGGCGTTCCGTCAGCAATCAGCAGACTAGCATAGGTGTGGCGGAGCGAGTGAACCGAGCTGGAAGGAAGCCCAGTTCGTTTGATAAATTTTCCCATCCACTGAGTGAGCGAAGTGGGAAAGATGGGGCGGCCTACTTCGTTAGTAAAGACCCGATCATCGGTCCCTTCCCAGGCATCCCCAACCTTCGCTTTCATGTCGTCTTGCCAGGCTTTATACTCCAGTAGCATAAGAATAGCAGTCCGCGATACTCGGAGAAATCGGGTGGAGTCCTCCGTTTTTGGAGTGCTGACGTAGACGCCGGTGCCGGACACATAGTTGGAAGTCTGGACGATATGGAGTACCCCCGTGTCTAGGTCAATATCCTGCCAGCGGAGCCCTAGTAACTCTGCACGACGTAAACCAGAAAGTAGATCAAATACGATAGGGGCCCGCCACTTGATAGGTTCATCCTGGAGAAGCTGCAACATTCTTTTTGCATCTGGCTCGTCTAAGTATCGGGCCTTATGCCCGCCCAGAGAGGGTAGTTCGGCTCGCTCTGCTGGATTGCTGGAGATACATCGCCATTTGACGGCGCGTTCAAAAATCGAAGATAAGGTGCGGTGGTAGGAATGAATCGTGGCCGGAGCAAGAGGCGTAGTATCTTTGATAACGTTAAAAAGAACGTCGAGTTTTTGGTCAGTAGCTGCAGCAATTTTTTCAGCTGACGCCAAATTGACCGATTCACCTTTCAGCATACGGCTGATGGTTTGGTGCGTGATACCAGCTTTACTTGCAAGGGCGCTTTGCGAAATCTCTGCCTTTTTTAGAAAAGCGGCAAGTTCAGGCTTGGCTTTGGTAGTAACCCGCTGGCGGATACCATCTTCTTGAAGATTGCGATAAAAAGCCTGAATATGTAAAGGTGTTATGTCTTTTAGTCGAAGATGTCCTATGGCCAGATTGATGCGTTTTAGATTGCGTTCATAGTTGGATAGGGTGGTGGGCTTCAAGTTGAGGCGGCCGTACTCGGCTAAGTAGCGGTTAGCAAAGTCAACGAAACGAATGTTGCCGTCTACAGCCCCGGTTCCCGCCTTGACTTGCTCTTCAAATTTTACTACCTGGCGATTTAGTTCCTTCTCAATTTGTCGGGCAGTCAACTTTTCATCTGGAGTCCAGACCATACGGTGGCGGATCTGCTTTCCGTTCAGATCAATACCGGCTGCCACTGTGATGCGGTAACCTTTACCGCGCTTTTCTACGGTTGCCATTTGGGGGCGTTCTCTCCTTTCATACTTGCGCCCCAACCCCGCAGTATGATATACTAAAGGGCGCAAAGGGGCCTTTCATAGCTGGTTGGTCCTTGCGTTTTTGCCTCCCCGGTGTTCCAGCACCGGGGAGGCTTTTTATTTATCAGCAAATCCGCCAACGTCGGCGGATTTGAAGCGGGGGATTATTCTTCCTGAAATGTAGGCTCGACTTCGCCCATGCGGCGCTCGGCTATGGTATAGTTAACCCCCATATAGGCGGCCGCTGCAGGGGTGCCCATCGATAAGAAGGGCTGGAGTTCGTGGTCGCTGTATATCAACTCCGATGCAAAGAGATTTGCTTGGTTTTCAAATTTTTGTGTAACTACTTCGGTATTGCGGTCCATAAAAATCCGGTTCAGACCCTTGTGAATAAGATGGTGGGCCAGTTCGTGGGCGCAGACGAGGCGTTGCTGTTGCTCGTCTAAATCCGAGTTAATATAGATCAGCCGACGCCTTTTTGCGCGTTGCTGGAAGCCTCGCATTTCTACTAATGGCGCAAGAACGACGATGAAGCCCATTTCCTGCGCGATCCTAAAAGGATCACGAGTGCCATGCTTTCTGGCCAGACCATCGGCGATGGCCTTGGAGTTGGGCACGGTATCACCCTTTCTTGTACTTCTTTGGGGTGTAAGTTTCCTTGTTACGCCGCCGAGCTTCCTCTAGGCCGATCCGCATAGCAGCAGCCATAGAAGCACGGGCTTCATCAGACATAGGAACGCCGTCAAACATAAGCTCTCCACTGTCCTCTAGACTACTCATAATCCGGGCCACATCCTTGGCCACGTCGCGCCTGTCCTTCTCTGTGAGGGCAGGCGCATTTTCTGCTTCTAGGTTTATAGGCTGGCCATCATCCAGTAGCATCTTCGGGTCTACCGCGAGAGCTTCGGCTAAACGGTAGATGGTGCCAATAGAGGGGGAAACACCCCTTTTCCAAGCGGTGACGCTGGAGGTACTCATTCCCAGCTTTTTAAGCAGGGTTGTGGGAGAAGTACCCTTCTGAACACAGGCCACTTTAAGGCGCTCAAAAAACATGGTAATACGGCCTCCTAAAAAAATTCGATAAAAAGAATATAATGCCCCTTGACAAATTCGATTTATAGAGCTATACTGCAAACAGAAACTCGATAAAGCGAATAGAAATGCCACCCTTGCGAAGTCGAGTTCCGCAAAGTTCGACGTAATATTCGATAAAATTCTATAAATAGAATATAACCCGAGCTTTGCTATTTGTCAAGAGGGGAGGTGTCAAAATTTTGGACGGGCAGGCAGTATTTTTTACCAAGCTTCAGGGCCTCTGCGACGAAAGGAAGCGCAGCATGACTGATGTGGTCACGAGCAGTGGCTTGAGCAGTTGTTTGGTTACTGCGTGGAAGCGAGGTGCCAGCCCTACGCTGGCTACAGTTTTGAAGCTGGCGCAAGAGCTACAAGTGCCGCCCACTGACCTTCTACCTCAGGATAATCAGTAGGGTGTCCCAAAGAACGGACTATTAAAGAGGGGAGGTGAGAAAAAATGGGTGCAGAAGCTGCGGTTTGCCAGCCTATACCCCGTATGCGGACCCCAGCAAAAATAGTGGCTGAGCTTAAGGCATTAGACCCGGGCACGGAAGTCACAGAACACTATGTTCGAGGGCTTGTACGGGACGGTGCAGTGCCGGTTGTATGGGCAGGGAGCAAGGCGCTTATTAACCTGGACGACGTTCTGGCACTGCTGCGGCTGGGGACTCAGCGGGTAGAGCCAAGGCCGAGTGTCGTAGATGGGATTCGGCGGCTCGAAGCTAGAAATTAGGGTAGAAAGGGGAATCTCGTTGAAAGAAGAAGTTGTCGTTTATAAAGCATCCGAGTATGTCGGAAAAGTCGGGGTATCGGTGCATTTAGGGCGTCGAGAAAAGGCAAGGCAGCAAGCGAAAACGCTGTTGGTGCTTTACCGGCTCCAGTCTAGATACACCAGCCAGAGGATTACAAACGCACGTGAGAGTTTACGGTCGGTGATCCGGGGTCAGAAAAAGCTGAAGAGCGCGGGCATCACAATTCCACTTGTAGACGACCGGAAGAAGAAACTCCAGAAAGACCTCCAGGTGGCGGAGAGTGAGCTCGCCCTGCTCGGTGAGCAGATTTTCGAGACACTGGATCTCTGGGAGAGCTTGGGGGCTACAATGGAAGACCTGTGCAATCTCTGTAACTGTGACCTGACCCAAGTGTTGGCGAAACTTGATACTCCTGAGATGCCGTTTTCTCAGATTACCTGCGTGTATAACCTAGACTATAAAAACCCGCACGATAAAGGCTGGCTTGAGGATGAAGTGGACGCTCCGTTCACTCACGCGCTTAAAGCCTACTTGCTAGACAGAATGCTTCATACGGAGAAGGGGCGGGCGGCAGCGCGTGAGGCGATGGAAGCGGTTTTTCCAGAGATTATGGAAAACGCTTTGACAATTGTTACTGATGCTGATGGAGTCCAGCGGCTCATTGATAAGGACGGCGTGGAGATCGCCACACTTGACGAGGGGGACTGATATCGTTGAATACGGTCTCAGTCCTACAAAACCAGGATAGAAAAAGGCCCCATACTCAACCAGCCGACCAAAGCGTTTGAGTATGAAGCCAGAAAACCCACAAGAGGGGATAAGTGGATTATACCATGCCCCCTCCGAGAAAACAAGGAGGAAAAATGTATATTTCAAACACTACCCAGGAGCAACGGCGGATTATCGACAGCGCCCTGGATGGTATGTACTTCAAAGTACGGAGAGCCCACAATTTGCTGGGGCGTGTATGGGACGACTATTTTGGAACGGCGAATCAGGAAGCTATTTCGAGCTCCGAGGCTGAGCATCTTGGGGAGCTGATTTACACCATCGATGACATCATCTGGTCTGCGGCGCTGGAGTATGCGCTGGTTATTGGAGACCGGGATTTCCCCGGCATTGAGCCGCACCTGCGTGGTGCAGAGGCCGCCAGAAAAGCCATGGAGGTCGAAAAACTGGATAGCGAGGTGTTCGATCTTACGAAAAGCCTGAAGCCGGAACCGCGAGAGGCGCTCTTAGCAAAGCGGCGTGAAATCGCGCAACTTCCCGACGATGAAGCGGCTCCCCAGCTGCGGGAACTGCTGAAAGGGAAGGGGGTCTGAAGAATGAGTCGCGATTTCATCGAGCGCCTGTATTGGGCTTGCAGCGACATGGAACTACCCTTGAAGGATGGACTGAACTTGGGCGAGCTGTATGAGCGCACTGAAGCTGTTTGCCGGGCTGATCAGCTATTCTCGGAGCACATGAAGGGGCTTCAGTTACAGGACCCTGCTCAGCTCAGTCAACTGGATGACTGCCAGTCAGCTGCGTGTTTGGCCTATGAGCAGCAGGGCTTTATCAACGGTTTCCGCCTGGGTATGAAGCTGGCGGAGGAACTGCGGGGCGCGGAATGACTAAACAGCAGGAAGCCAAGGTGTGTCTGAACTGTAAGTTCTCCACCTGCATGGGCACAGACAACTGTCCTGCACTGGCGCTGGATCGGCCTCGAAAGTCTATCAAGATTTCGCTGCTGCGAGACCTGCTCCTAGCCGGATATGACCCGGCGGAAGTATGCTTTGCCGTTGTTGAAGGGACGGCACTTATCTGAAAGAAAGGACGGAAAACAATGGTGAAAATCGAAATTACCGGCGACACTCCGCTGGAGGCTCTGGCGTCTTTGACGGCTTTCGGGCTCCACTGCGTAAGCAACCCGGATGTGTACGCCGCAGCAAACCACATTCTGGAGGCAGAGAAAAACGCCCAGAAAGCTGAGGTTGCCGCCACCCCTACCTCTGGGAAAACGGATGCCCCTGGCCCGGCTCCGGCAACGAGTGGCCAGACTGTTCCCCCTTCTGACCCGTCGCCCACTACCCCTCCTGCTGTCTCGGCTGAGGACGCCCCCACACCCCCCACGGTGGCGCAGGTGAGGGAGCGCGGAATCGAAGCATCCCGTAAGCACGGGAAAGAAGCAATCGTGGCCATCCTCAAGCAGTTCGGGGCCTCCGGGATGTCCGCCATCGCCGAGAAGGACCGGGCGGCGTTCCTGGCCAAGCTCGACGAGCTGGACGCCGGAGAGAAAGCTGGTGGGGAAGATGCCTGATTTCCATGCCTTGCTGGGGCCCTCTAGCGCCAGTATGTGGTTGGCCTGTCCCCCTAGCGCCCGGTTGGGGGAGGGCCTGGCGGACCAAGGCAGTACCTACACCGAAGAAGGCACCCTTGCTCACCGAATCGGAGAACTGCTTTTGCGGCAACGCTGGGAAGGGGTGGACATTACTGCCGAGCTGGAACACGCCCAGGCAGACCCCCTCTATTCGGGCTCAATGGGTGAGCACATGGAGAGCTATGCTGCTTTTATTGAAGAACGTATGGCCGAGGCAAGGACCCGGTGCGAAGATCCCCGCATCTTCATTGAGCAGACCGTGCGCTTTGAGGAATACGTGCCAGGAGGCTTCGGCACCTCGGACGCAATCATCCTCTCCGACGGGGTCATGGACGTTATCGACCTGAAGTACGGAAAGGGAGTGCCGGTCAGCGCCGAGGGCAACCCTCAGATGCGGATTTACGGTCTGGGCTGCTATCTGGCCTTGTCCTGGGCCTACCAGATCGATACTATTCGCATGACAATTTTTCAACCCCGGCTGGATAACGTATCCTCAGCCAGCATGGCGGCGGACGAGTTGTTGGCCTGGGCTGAGACCGAGCTAAAGCCAAAGGCCGCTCTGGCCTGGGAGGGGAAAGGTGATTTTTGCCCCGGAGAGGCACAATGCCGCTGGTGTAAGGCGGCGGCCGTCTGCCGGGCCCACCGGGACTATCAGATGGAAATTGCCCGTCGGGAGTTTGCGGACCCGCCGATGCTGTCTCCAGAAGAAATCTCGGACGTACTGAATAGGCTTCCCGCTCTCCAAGCATGGGCCAAGAAGGTGTCGGAGTATGCCCTGAAAGCCGCCACGAGCGGGGAAGTGACCTTTCCCGGCTACAAGGTGGTCGAGGGCCGGAGCAACCGGAAGTACACCGACGAGGACGCCATCGCCGCCGCTCTGCGGAAAGCGGGCTATAAGGTGGCCGATATCTACAAGCCCAGAGAACTGCTCGGGCTGACGGCTATGGAAAAGCTCGTGGGCAAGAAACGGTTTGGGGAACTGGCGGGAGCCTACATCACCAAGCCGGCCGGAGATCCCACGCTGGTGCCGGAGAGCGACAGCCGCCCCCCGCTTGACCCCGCCGCCGAGGCCGCTGAAGATTTTGCGGAGGGCTAACCTATGGGAGAAATCGCAGACGCTCAGATCGATAGAATTTTGAACATGAAAAGCCCGGCTGGGTATATGCCCCGCCATAACAAGAAAGGAAGTAATCAAATGTCTAACAACGTCAACAACCCCTGCAAGGTTATCACCGGCAAGTGCCGCCTGTCCTATGCCCATATCTGGGAGCCCTCCAGCATGAACGAGAACTCCCCGGCCAAGTACAGCGCCTGTATCATCTGGCCCAAGACCGACAAGGCCATGACGGAGAAAGTCCGGGCGGCCACGGAGGCGGCGATTCAAGACGGTATCAAGTCCAAGTGGAAGGGTAAGCGGCCCCCGGAGAGCAAGCTGAAGCTGCCCATGCGAGACGGCGACGAAGAGCGCCCGGAGGATGAGGCTTTCCAGGGCTGCTACTTCATCAATGCCAATTCCAACAAGCGGCCGGGGGTCGTGGATCTGGCCCGCAATCCGATTCTGGATCAAGAAGAAATTTATAGCGGCTGCTATTGTCGGTTCTCCCTGATGTTCTATCCCTTCTCCACCAACGGCAACAACGGTGTGGCCGTGGGCCTGAACAATCTGCAGAAGGTCAGCGACGGCGAGCGCCTGGCTGGCGGCAGCAAGGCCGAGGATGACTTTAACGACGACTATACCGGAGATCTGGACGACATCATGTAAACCTATCTAACCCGCTCCCTCTGCTCCCCCCTCTATTGGTGCGGTGGGAGCGGGCTTGCATATAAGGAGGAAATTATGAGGTACTGCGAGAAATACGGGCGCATGGACTGTGAACTGGAAAAGTTAGGCGTGGAAGCCCCACACCAGCCTTGCTATAAGGCTTTTGTAGACTATTGTCTATCTAACCTGTTAGAGATCGCCAGCGGGGGCTACAGTACGGTGAAGCACGAATTTGACCCTAAGACCGGCGAAGAAAAAATCGTTGTAATCTATGATCCCCCAACTGCGGTGGGAGACGGGTATAGCAAAGAAATTTCGCTGGAAAAGGTGCATAGCAAATTAGAACTCACATACTTGGCTGTCCGAGAAGCACTTTATGGGGTGAAAGAGGATGAGTAAAAAGCGATTTGTTGAGTTCTATCTCTCAGCTATGATGAAGGCAGCAACCGGCGGCCAGGTCCAGCGGGTGGCGTATCTCTACTATGACCTCCAGCACGTGGAAGTCGTCCGTATTGAGTACGAACACGCACATGGGGGCGGGGTGCGTGAAATCCCGGTTACAGACCTCAACCTGCTGGGGATTGCCGGGGCAGTAATTGACGGCGTGAAAGGGGTTTCTTTGGAATGATTATGGGAGTGGACATTGAAACCTATTCCAGCGTCGACCTGGCGAAAGCTGGTGTCCGGCCTTATACGGAGGCCCCCGATTTCACCATCCTGCTGATAGGCTACAAGGTGGACGACCGCCCCACCAGAATTATTGACCTGACCGGCGGGGCGGGGGAGACGATCACCTTCCTGCCGGTGACGGCCTCGGACCTTCCGGCCGGTGACCTGGACGAGTTTCTGTGTCTGCTCACCGCCCCAGAGGTCACCAAGACCGCCTACAATGCCGCTTTTGAAAGAACCTGTCTGGCCCAGTATTTTGACTGTCCCATGCCCCCGGAGCAGTGGCGCTGCACAATGGTCCAGGCGGCCACCCTGGGGCTGCCGGGCACACTGGCTCAGGTGGGGGCGGCTCTGGGCCTGGAGAAGCAGAAGATGGAGGAAGGGAAAGAGCTTATCCGCTACTTCTGCAAGCCTACGAAGGACGGCGTCCGCCGCTATCCGGCGGACGCCCCTGAAAAGTGGGAGCTGTTCCGCCGGTATAACATCCGGGATGTGGATGTAGAAACCGACATCCGGGAACGACTCTCCCGCTGGCCCCGGCCCCAGGCCGAACTAGATGCCTGGGCGCTGGATCAGCGCATAAACGACCGAGGGGTGCGCCTGGATGTGGCGCTGGTGGACCAGGCCCTCAAGCTGGATGCGGAGTACTCTGCCCGGCTGAAGGACGAAGCCCAGGAGCTGACCGGCCTCCCCAACCCCAAAAGCGACTCCCAGCTGAAAGGCTGGCTGGCCGGGCGGGGGCTGGTGACTGACAGCTTGGACAAAGAGGCCATTCCCGCATTGCTGACCGCTGCCCAGGATGACACCACCCGGCGGGTGCTGATGCTCCGCCAGGAAATGGGAAAGACCTCCGTGAAGAAGTACGAGGCCATGGCGCGGGGGCTGTGCCGGGACGGCCGGGTGCACAACCTACTCCAGTTTTACGGAGCCGGGCGCACCGGCCGCTGGGCCGGGAGGCTCGTCCAGGTCCAGAACCTCCCGCAGAACAAGCTGCCGGACCTGGAGACCGCACGGGGGCTTGTGCGGAACGGAGAATTTGACCTCCTGGAGCTGGCCTATGGCTCTCCGCCTTTCGTCCTGTCCCAGCTCATTCGCACGGCCTTCATTCCCTCCGAAGGGTGCCGCTTCATCGTCTGCGACTACAGTGCGATTGAAGCGCGGGTGCTGGCATGGCTGGCAGGGGAGAAGTGGGTGTTGCAGGAATTTTACGGCGACGGCCTGATTTACGAGGCCACGGCCTCTATGATGTTCCACGTGCCGAAGGACGACATCAAGAAAGGCGGGCCCCGTGCGGATCTCCGGTCAAAAGGGAAAGTCGCCACTTTGGCCTGTGGCTACCAGGGCAGCACCGGGGCGCTGATCCAGATGGGGGCCCTGAAAAGCGGCATCCCGGAGGACGAGCTCCCTGGCATTGTGCGCCGGTGGCGCAAGGCCAACCAGAACATTGTGCGTTTCTGGTATGAGGTCGAGGAAGCGGCTATCGGGGCCGTACAGGGCCGCCCGGCCACCCTGGATCACGGCATTCACTTCGAGTGCGAGGCTGGGTATCTGTTCATCACCCTGCCCTCCGGGCGGCGACTGGCCTACTACCGGCCGGAGCTGAAGCCGGAACCGCAGTTTGAAAAGCTGGGGCTGACCTACCTGGGGACTGGCCAGAACAAGCAGTGGGTTCGGCAGAAATCCTACGGCGGGAAGCTAGTGGAGAACATCACCCAGGCCACCGCGAGGGACTGTCTCCGAGATGCCATGGCCGCACTGGACAAGGCCGGATACCGCATCGTGTTTCACGTGCATGACGAAGTCATAGCGGATATGCCTCAGAGCGAGGGGTCCCTAAAGGATATGCAGGAAATCATGGGCCGTCCGTTACCGTGGGCCCCTGGGCTACCCCTCCGGGCGGCTGGGTTCGAGGCCAGTTTCTACATGAAAGATTGAGGTGATTTCCTTGGCAAATAGACACACACTGCACCTTTCACACCTTCCAGCTTTCAAAAGCTGGCTACAGGATACCGGCTGGATTATCGAGCCGACAAAGGGCCTGTTTGAGGTGCTGAGGGCAAGGCGGCCAGGAAGGAAAACACCCCTCATCCTTTACGCCCGTATGGACGCAACGCAGCACTGCACCGTGTTTGACCGAGATATGCCAGTAATCAGGCAATTTTTGAACCAAGAAAGGAGGGAGCATGGTGTCAAGCATCAGCCTTAAATATGACGGGGAGGTGCATATCGCCACGTTTTCCTCCCGAATGGCCAAGCGGGGAAAAAACAAGTCTCTCCAGTGGTCTGAGTTCTTGGGCTCTGTGCTCACGACTACTAAGACGAAAGAGACTTTACAGGAATATATGAAAATGAGCAAGGACGAGCAGGACCGCATAAAGGATGTGGGAGCCTACGTGGGCGGCTGGCTGAGGGAGGGAAGCCGGAAGGCCGAAAACCTGGAGCACCGAACCCTGCTGACTCTTGACGCCGACTTTGCTCAGCCAGATCTCATTGATACCGTTGATTTGGTGTACGGTTGCGCCGTCGCCGCATACCCCACGCATAAGCATACCCCGGAGAAGCCCAGGCTCCGGCTCGTGATGCCCCTCCGACGGCAGGTGTCGGCGGAAGAGTACGAGGCGGTGGGCCGACGGGTGGCCTATGACCTGGGCATGGAACAGTTTGACGACACGACCTATCAGCCGACCCGCATTATGTACTACCCCAGCACCGCCGCAAATGGTGAGTTCAAGCCGGAGTTCCGGGATGCGCCCTGGTTGGACCCGGATATGGTTCTGGCACAATACCCGGACTGGAGGGACACCTCCTATTGGCCGGTGGCGGCCAGAGCGGAGGACGCTAGAAAACGGGAGGCCAAGAAGCAGGGAAACCCACTGGAGAAGCCAGGGCTGATAGGGGCCTTCTGCCGGTGCTACGACGTCGAGACGGCTATTGATAAGTTCTTGCCGGGTGTTTATACCCCCTGCGCTCTTCCAGGCCGCTACACCTACGCTAAGGGCTCCACGGCGGCTGGCTTGGTGGTCTACGACGGCGGCGAGTTTGTGTACTCCAATCACGCTACCGACCCGATTTCCGGCCGCCTGTGCAACGCCTTCGACTTGGTCCGCATCCACCTGTACGGGGAGCGGGACGAGGACGTGCCACAGGATACCCCTATCAACCGTCGCCCGTCGTTCCTTGCGATGTCCGATCTGGCCGCCGCTGATGCGGCAGTGAAGCGACTGCTGAACAAGGAACGATTAGATCGGGCAAAGGCCGACTTTGAGGGCTCGGCGGAACCAGACGACGACAATTGGGCCGACGAGCTAGAGGTGGACCGCAAGGGCAAGGTCCTCTCCACTATCGACAACGCGTATATCATCATGCGCCATGATCCCCTGCTAAAAGGAGCCATAGCCTACAATGACCTCAAGGTGCGTCCTGTCGCCCTTCGGAGCCTCCCTTGGCGGGAGGTCATGGACACGGTAAACGGAAGCACCTGGAGTGACAGCGACGATGCCGCCCTGCGCCGGTACTTGGAGAAGTATTACAAGCTGACCGGAAAAGAGAAAATCATGGATGGCATGATAACCGCGGCTAAGGACAACACCATCAACCCGATAGAAAACTATCTGGATGGCCTGACCTGGGATGGTGTGGAGCGGCTAGATGCTCTATTGGTGGACTACCTGGGGGCGGAGGATACAGCCTATGTGCGAGCGGTGACCCGTAAGACCTTCACGGCTGCTGTGGCCCGCATCTATGACCCCGGCTGTAAGTTCGACTATGTGCTGACCCTGTCGGGCCCACAGGGTCGAGGGAAAAGTACATTAGTGGCGAAGATGTCCAACGGCTGGTACACCGATAGCTTGGCTGGTATCGGGACCAAGGAAGCCTATGAGGGCATCCAGGGGTTTTGGCTGGTGGAGCTTGGCGAGCTGGCGGCCATGCGAAAAATTGAAATTGAGACAACCAAGAACTTCATCTCAAAAACGGTGGACAGCTACCGGGCCGCCTATGGCCGTCGGGTGGAGGATCATCCCCGGCGGTGTGTGTTCATTGGCACCACCAATAGCACGGCTTTCCTGCGGGATGACACGGGCAACCGGCGATTCTGGCCGGTCCGTCTGGGGGAAGCTGCACCGAGCAAGACGGTGTGGGGAGACCTGACCCAGCCGGTCATTGACCAGATGTGGGCGGAAGCCGTCACGCGCTATCGGGCCGGGGAGAAGTTGACCTTGCCCCCAGAGCTGGTAGAAAGCGCCCAGGAACAGCAGCAAGACTTCACCGAGGACGATCCCCGCCGGGGGCTGGTGGAGGACTACTTGGAAGTCCTACTCCCCACGAGCTGGGCCGGTATGAGCGCCGAGAAGCGCCGGGGATGGTTCCAGGAAGATGACAGTATTCGGGAGGCGGGCACCGTGCGGCGGGACTATATCAGCGCCGTGGAGGTATGGGCCGAGTGCTTTGGTAATGATCCGCATCGCTTCCCCCGCCAGGACCGCGCTGAGGTCAACGCCATTCTGCGGCAACTCCGGGGCTGGAAGGAAGAACCAAAGCGCCAGCGGTGTGGCCCATACGGCCAGCAGACACGCTTCCGTCGTGTCTCTTGATGATTGATACAGGGTGCGACACGGGAGGGACAAAAGGCACAGGTGGGGGCGGGGCTTGTCCCCGGTGTCCCTCTCGTGTAGCACTAGAAAGATACGCGCTAAATCTATGCGGGGCAAGAGGTTTCCGCATTTTGTCCCGCTTGTACCACAACGAATTATGAAATAAATAGATTAGACAGAAAACTCCCGCGCCGACCGCCTAATGCGCGTGTGCTATATATGCGCGTGAGAGCTCTGCGACACGGGGGACATCACTACCAAATCCGCAAGCGATTTCGGATTTGAAGCTATTACGGAAATCGGCAGACGATTGCCGATTTCATGGAGGAACCTATGGAAAAAGCAGTGGAAGCATATTTGCGGCAGCGCGTGAAGGCCGCAGGGGGAATAGCTTTAAAACTGGTGTGCCCTGGCCGGACTGGGGTGCCGGATCGCCTGATAGTTTTACCTGGGGGGCGGGTCTACTTCGCGGAAACGAAGGACCTCGGTAAAAAACCCAGGCTGAAACAGCAGCTGATGCATGAGCGGCTGCGAGCACTGGGGTTTCAAGTCTTTGTACCGGACAGCAAGGACGCTGTCGACAGTATGCTGGAGGAAATCACATGAATATCGTTCGGAGACTTTTTGGGTACTGCCCTGGCTGCGGCCGGTGGTTTAAATATCCGAGGCGTCGCAGACAAAGTACCCAGTACCACGATGAAGAAAGCAACTATGTGACCTGTTGTAGCGACTGTTTTGAAGAAGTCGAAGAACACTGGGCTGAGCTGTGGGATGAATACTACTCGGGAAGATTGTGAGGTGGGCGTATGCAGTACAACCCCCACGAATATCAGAAATTCTGTATCGACTACTTGTTGGAACACCCAGCAGCCGGCCTTTTTCTAAAGCCTGGCATGGGCAAGACTTCGGTGGCACTTACGGCGGCAGAGCGGCTGTTGTATGATACCTTCGAGGCGTCCAAGGTTCTGGTGATCGCGCCCCTACGGGTGGCCGAGGATACTTGGAGCCGCGAGAGCGCCAAATGGGATCATCTACAGCATCTGCGGGTGAGCCGGGTGCTGGGAAGCATAAAAGAGCGACGGGCAGCTCTCCGGGCGGACGCGGATATTTATTGTATAAATCGGGAGAACGTGGATTGGCTGGTGAAGGCATACGGGATGAACTGGCCCTTCGATGTGGTCATTATAGACGAGCTTTCCAGCTTTCGGAATCCGAGCGCCCGGCGATTTAAGGCGCTTAGGAAGGTACGCCCTCTAGTGAAGTACTTGTGGGGGCTTACTGGCACACCCCGGCCAAAGAGTCTATTGAACTTATGGGCCCAGGTCTACTTACTGGACCGGGGAGAGCGATTGGGCAAGACCTTCACGGAGTACAAGCGGCGGTATTTCAATCCAGGACGCCGGAATGGATATGTTGTTTATGAGTGGGTGCCGTGTGATGGAGCCGAGGACGAGATATATGCGAGGATTGGGGACATCTGTGTCAGTTTGGAAACCAAGGGCAACGTGAAAATGCCGGAACTCGTGGAAACTATCAGGTCAGTGGTTCTCTCCCCAGGGGTTAGGGCCATGTATAACAGCATGGAGCGGGAAGCTGTTCTCCCCCTTGCCGGGGCAACGATTGACGCCGGGAGCGCCGCAGCTGTCAATGGTAAATTGTTGCAGATTGCGGGCGGGGCAATTTATGACGAGGATCACCAGCCCCACGAACTGCATACCGAAAAGCTGGATGCCCTGGAGGACATTCTGGAGGAAGCAAACGGGGAGCCGGTGCTTTTGACCTATCGGTATCAGCACGAGCGGGACCGTATTATGGCCAGATTTCCTCAGGCGGTCCAGCTGAAAGACAGCGAAACCATAGCTGCATGGAACGCGGGAGAAATCCCATTGCTGTTGCTTCACCCGGCGGGAGCCGGGCATGGTCTAAACCTGCAGGACGGCGGGCATATCGTTGTGTGGTTTGGGCCGATCTACGACCTGGAGTTGTGGGAACAGACTATCGACCGATTGTATCGTCAGGGCCAGAAACATACCACGAGCGTCATCGTTCTGGTGGCTGAAGGAACCGTAGAGGAAGATGCTATGCGGTCTTTAGATGCAAAGGCGGATGGGCAAGCGGCTATGATGGAGGCCATCAAGGCCAGAGTGAACAAATATAAGAGAGGGGTGGCTTGACTATGGCTAGAAATAAGTATCCGGGCCGGTGCTACTGCTGCGGGGCCTGGGTGGAGCCGGGCTATGGGCATTTCGAGCGGGTCTACGGCGCGTCCCCTGGACAGCCAAAGTGGCGCATTAAGTGCGTGATGTGTGCCAGCGGGCGGGTACTTACGGATAAGGACCCCGGCGTGATATGGGCAAAGAAGGCCGCAGCGACGGAAAGAAAGTAGGTGAGAGCATGAACTGGAAGCGCGAAGCAATTGACAAGCTGAAAAATTACGAGGCGCACCAAAAGGCCCTGGAGACTATCCCTCAGGAGATCCGGCGATTGGAGATAGGCTATACCAGCATCCGCAGTGCTACTACAGACAGCACCCCGATTTCGGGGGGCGGGAGCACTAGGGAGGATGCCATGTTGTCCAATATCATCCACCGGGATGAACTGGAGCGTCGATTGCAGGAATCCAAGTTATGGGTAGGTGTCGTGGATGCAGCACTTGGAGTTCTGGACGACGAGGAGCGGCTGGTGTTGGATCGGTTTTACATCCACCAGGCCAAGGGGGCCGCACGGGAGCTGTGTGAGCGGCTCAATGTGGAACAGTCTACAATCTACCGTAAACGGGACAGTGCCCTGCGGCATTTCACTTTGGCGCTGTATGGTGTGACGGAGACTGAGTAAAAGAAAGATGGGAAAAAGACGGGAAGTTTTTTCTAAACTCCCGTGCTATAATGCTACTGAGTAAAATTCCAACCAAGTCAGGCGGCCTCCGCTTTCGGGGGCCGCCACTTTTGTTGAAGGGAGGTCTATCTGGTCTCTGTGTTTCTCCTTTGCACGGAGGCAGGTCCGAGCTGGCGGCGGTCGCCAACGTCACCAACGGCGGGCACACCACAAAAAGGAGTAAGCAAAAATGGATATGCAGCTGGTAACAAAGAAGCTGTCAGAAGTTCGTCCGTATGAGCGAAACCCCAGAAAGAACGCTGATGCCGTTGCGGCGGTGATGGAGAGTATTCAGCAGTGCACGTATATCGCGCCGATTATCATTGACGAAAATGGTATCATTCTTGCGGGGGACACCCGGTATCGGGCTTTAAAGCGGTTGAAGCGGAAAGAGGCCGAGTTCATCGTCAAAGAGGGCTTGACCGAGGAACAGAAGCGGAAGTACCGCCTTCTGGATAACAAAACTAACGAGCTGGCGACCTGGGACATTGACCTTTTGGAGGAAGAGCTGGAGGGGCTGGACCTTGGCGGCCTGGACCTTGACTGGGGGATTGGAACCGGGGAAGAACCGGCGAGCTCGGAAAAGCCGGGGGATTTCTCCAAGTCCGAGTTTGAATACTCCCAGCAGTACGGTGTCACGGTTATTTTGAAGGACGAGGCCGAGCAAGAGGCGTGCTATAACAAGCTGTGCGGCATGGGCTACGATTGCCGGGTGGTGACCGTATGACCAGGATAGAAGTCCATAACCACGTCAGTGACTTCAATAGCTACCGGGCCGCCAGGGTGAAAAGCCTGTTCAATGCTGAAAACGGCTGTAACTTCGATCTAGAGATTGACGCCGACTTGTCCGGTGACTGGAGTATCGGGGTGGTCGTGGGCCCGTCTGGATCGGGGAAGACCTCTATCGGGCGGACTATCTTCGGCACCGATAAGATATACGACTATTCTGCGGGCTGGGCCCCGGATAAGCCGGTGATCGACTGCATCGCCCCGGATGGGGACTTCAATGAGGTGACCGGGGCGCTGGCAAATGTCGGCCTCGGCTCCGTGCCGTCCTGGCTCCGCCCCTTCAGGGTGCTGTCCAACGGCGAGCAGTTTCGTGTGGGGCTGGCCCGTATTATCTGTGAAAAGCCCCAGGAAATCGTTATTGACGAGTTCACATCGGTGGTGGATCGCCAGATAGCCCGAATCGGCTCCCAGGCGTTTCAGAAGGCGTGGCGGCGGGGAAACCCCGGAGGGAAGGTGGTGTTACTCACACCCCACTATGACATTCTGGACTGGATACAGCCGGATTGGGTCATCGATACCAAGACGAGGACCTTTGAACGTGGGGTTCCCCGACAGCGGCCAACCATTGAGCTTGAAATATGGAAGGTCAACCAGAGTTACTGGAAGTATTTTAAGCCGCATTATTATTTAGACCTCCCCATGCCGGTGGCAGGGGAGTACTTTATCGGGACTGTAGATGGGGAGTTGGCGTGTCACATGGCGGTGGCTCCTCGCTTTGAGGTCCGAGGGTATCGCGGGACCCGCTTGGTGACCATGCCTGAGTGGCAGGGGGCGGGTGTCGGGATGCGATTCCTAAACTGGGTCGCTGAGTACCATAAGCAAGGAGGGGGCCGTGGCGGCCACAAATACCCCTTGTATTTTCACACAAGTCATCCCCAGATGTGCGCCGCTCTTCGCCGTAGCCCAAAGTGGACACAGTGCTCTGCTGTCCTATTCGGCGGCAACAAGGCGAAGTCGGCGGCAACCATCAAAAGCTCCAGAGTCAGGCACGGGAAGGTCGGAATAGGGTCTGGTTATGGCGGACACTTCCGGGCGGTGCAGGGCTTCAAGTACATCGGGGAGGTAGAGGGATGAAGATTTTTCTTTGTGGTCAGCGTAGCTTCGGGAAAGAGGTTTGCCGGGCGCTGCTGGATGCCGGGCATGAGATTGTGGGTGTGGCCCCGGCCCCGCCCCAGAAGCACCAGGACAAGCTATATGGCTATGCGGCAGTTAAAGGGCTGCCGCTGGTAACGGACTGCAAAAGCCTGGTGTCCAGCTTTATCCCCGATGGCACGGAGTTGATTGTGGCGGCCCACTCTCACTGGCTGATCTCCAGCCAGTGCCTGAAACGGGCCCAGTTTGGCGGGATAGGGTTCCACCCCTCGCTGCTACCTAGACACCGGGGGAAAGATGCAGTCCGCTGGGCAGTCCACATGGGGGATTATGTCTCCGGCGGGACCGTGTACCGGCTGACTGATAAGACCGACGGAGGCGACATCCTCCGACAAGAGCTGGTATGGATTAAGCCTGGGTGGACTTACCACGATTTGTGGCGGGCCATCTTCCCTGTCGGAGTCCGTTTGCTAGTGGACGCCGTTCGGGAGATGGAGCGAGGGAGCGGGCTATGGGTGGAGCAGGACGAAAGCTGCGCCACCTGGGAGCCGTCCTGGGATCGGCCAAGGCTAGAGCGAAGGGAGCTGCTCGCCCTGGGCGGGGAAGCCCCGGTGTTCGATTCGGACACAGCACCGAAAGAGTGCAGAGGTTGCATCCGGGATTGTACCTGGTGCACCTACAACATAGCGGACCCGGAGACTTATCATAGACGATAGACAGTGCGGCCCGCGTTTGGGAGGAAGGTGGTGGTATGGCCAATGCGGAAAACTTGAAGAAGGGAAAAGCCACGCAATTCAAAAGCGGCAAGGACGCAGTAGAAAACGGCCGGAAGGCCGGTGTGGCCTCCGGGGCATCCCGACGACGAAAGAGGGCCATGCGTCAGGCTGCGGCCATGCTGCTGAATACGCAGATCCCCATGAACGAGCGGGGCCCATTCATGGGGACTGTGAAAACCTTACTGAAAACCTTCGGCTATACACCGGACGATGCAACCTATCAGGACGCGCTTCTCGCCGGTATTATGCTGGAGGCTATGAAAGGCGACGTCAGGGCGGCGGAGTTCATCCGAGACACCGCCGGGGAAAGTCCTGCCTTGGATATTCGAAAGGCCGAATTGAAGATGCGCCAGGAAGAATTGAAATTCAAGCAGGAACAGTCCTCCGGGGCCGCCGCCCCTGGTGCCGTGAATAACCTGTTGGAAGCCATCATGCAGACGGGGGAGATTGACACGGATGATTTACCGGAGATTGAGTAAGCGGCAAAAGTTAGCTATGCTCTGGTGGCAGCAGCCCCGCTTCCGTGGCCGGGACGTCCTTCTGTGTGATGGCTCCATCAGATCCGGTAAAACGGTGTGCATGACCGTCGGGTTCATCCTCTGGAGCATGGCGACTTTCAACGGGGAGCGGTTCGCGCTGTGCGGCAAGACCATCGAGAGCCTGCGGCGCAATGTGGTTCTGAACCTCCGGGATTGGGTGCCGCCGGAGCTGACTATCGTGGAGCGCCGGTCAGAAAACAAGCTGATTATTTCAGACGGCCTGGGGCGGGAGAACACCTACTTCCTGTTCGGCGGCCGGGACGAGAGCTCCTATATGCTGATCCAGGGCATTACCCTGGCCGGGGCCCTGCTGGACGAGGTGGTGCTCATGCCCCGGTCCTTCGTGGAACAGGCCCTTGCCCGGTGCTCCATCAAGGGGAGCAAGATATGGTTCAACTGCAACCCGGAAGGCCCCGAACACTGGTTTTATAAAAACTGGATCGAGGGCGATAACCCGAAGAAAATGAACGCGCTTCACCTTCACTTCACTATGGACGATAACCCGGCGCTGGCCCCGGAGGTCCGGGCCCGCTATGAGCGGCAGTTTTCCGGGGTATTCTACGACCGCTATATCCTGGGGCTGTGGGTGGTGGCCGAGGGGCTGATCTACACCATGTTCAACCGGGATTTTCATGTGGTGCCGGATAAGCCCCGGCCATACGAGCGGTATTATATCTCCGTGGACTACGGCACCGCCAACCCCACCAGCATGGGGCTTTGGGGCAAGGCCCAGGGGAAATGGTATCGCATTCGGGAGTACTACTACGACAGCCGGAAGGTGGG